TGTCATCGCAGGCGTCGCTCATGATGAAACATCCCATGGAGTGTTGTCTTTGCGACGCACCATTTGTGCGAACCAAGGAAACAGTTCTCACGTGGCAGGTTACTGTTAACGCAGAGAGGGTACGCTTAACGTGTCCCAAATGCTCGGCCTTAGTCGAGAAAACGATAGGAAGATATAATGAAAAATGAAGAAGCTCTCGCATATAACGATGTGCTCTTAAGACCTCAGTATTCGGATATTAAAAGCCGCCGCGAGGTGAAAGTAGGTAACCGATTAACAGGACCCAGCGCTGGCGGCTATGCCTGCGACTTAGGGTTACCCATTCTAGCCAGTCCTATGGATACCATTTCCGAAGAAGAGATGGGAGTAGCCATGTGGCAAGAAGGTGGCCTCGCAATCATTCACCGATACAATACGATCGCCGAACAAGTGGAGATTATAGATCACATAATTTACGCCGGCGCAAATGCCGGGGCAGCCATAGGAACTTCCGGCGACTATTTAGAAAGAGCACGTGCCCTTGTGGGCGTGGGCGTTAGAGTCGTGTGTGTGGATGTCGCTCATGGACATCACATCTTAATGAAAGAAGCCTTGCGCGAATTGCGCAGCAACTTTGGGGACTCCGTCCACATCATAGCGGGTAACATCGCCACCTTGGAGGGTTATAATGATTTGGTCGATTGGGGAGCCGATAGTGTGCGTTGCAATATTGGTGGCGGTTCTATTTGTTCAACTAGGATTCAGACTGGCCACGGTGTCCCGGGCCTTCACACAATTATTGATTGCGCGCGATCGGACAGGAACGCTCCCATCATTGCTGACGGGGGACTCCGAAACTCGGGGGATATTGTCAAAGCTCTGGCGGCTGGGGCTGACTTCGTTATGCTTGGCTCTTTGCTATCCGGTACTGATGAAGCTCCTGGAGATATAATCAATACCCATGAGGGTAAAGTTAAGTCCTATCGGGGGATGGCAAGTAAAGATGCTCAGGTTGAGTGGCGCGGGAAGACGGCCTCTTTGGAAGGCATCGCTACCACTGTGCCATGCAAGGGACCTGTTGAAGATGTGCTCGAAGAGCTAGAGCGAGGTATCCGGAGTGGTCTTTCCTATTCCGGAGCGCGCTCAATCAGGGAGCTGCAGCAGAAAGCTCAGTTTATTCGTCAGACCCTGAGTGGTCAGACAGAAAGCTCCGCTCACATTTTACAATGAGAAAAGAGCCAGACCCTACACAGTCAAAGTTGACGTTCTTTCTAGATTCTCAGTTACATGAGAACTTAAAGATCCGATTGTATTACGATCAGATTAAAACTCAAAGTGAGTTTTTCCGGTATTGTGTGGAGTCCTACCTAGAACACCAACCCTTGTTCATGGAATTCCTAGACGATTATAAGATTAATAAAAAGGTCCAGTCGAAGGCTCGCACACAAAAATCAACCCGGCTCCGAGAGGCGGGGAATAAATTAATGGAGGAATTGGCATTAACTGAAAAAGACATCCAAAACATATTTGATATACTAGAAGAGGATTTACCAGAATTATGAGAGAATGTGCAAGAGATTGTTATTTAGCTCGCGTCGCATGCGAGAATAAAGAGTGTAGGCTTAGCATTGAGTATGAAGAGGATTTAAACTGTACTCTCGTAGCGCTCCAGAAGCATGGCCCCATGACGTTAGAGGAGATTGGAAAGCGTCATCAAATAAGTACGGTACGCGTAAAACAAATTGTTGACGCCACTCTCCTTAAATTAAAAAAGACATTCCTCAAGCAAAACACTATTTAAAAGTAGCATATTCGCGATTTATGTTAGGAGAGATCGAAGATGTCCAAAAAGAACTTATTAAATGAATCACAGGTTCGGCAGTTTATGAAACTGGCGAGCCTTGAGCCCCTTACCCCCGGCTTTGTTGGCGGTCTTACTGAAAAGCAGCAGGGCGCTGTTGACAAAGAAGACGAGCACTTAGGTGCCAAAGACGGTGCAGAGAGTGGCAAGAAGCAGAGCATGAAGGATCGCCGCAAGGAAATGCGTGGCGAAGATCGTGCCGAGGGCGACGACCCGGCTGCTGTCGAAGAGACCAAAGACTACACCGCCAAGAAGGAAAAGCCCGGCGCCGACAAGCGCAAAGGCGCTGAGAAGCGCGGTGCCGAGGGAACTCTGGCCAAGACCAAGGGCCATGGCAAGGTCGATTATGTCGATGAGAGCCACGGTCGCGGCAAGCGCGAGGGCGCTGCTGGATATGGTGCTCTAGACAACAACAGTCGCCTAGAAGAAGAGGAAGACCCCGCCGAGCTAGAGGGAGACATTGAACATGATTTGGGCGATGATAGTCTCGAAGGCGACGAAGAAGCTTTAGGTGATGAAGATGAGATCGCCGGTGAACTTGGAGACGCAGGCGGCGAAGGCCGTATGGTTTCTGTCGATGATTTCCTAGCCGCGCTCGAAAGCACCCTGGAAGGTTTCCTTGATGACGAAGTTGAGGTTGATGCATCCGAGATGGGTGGGGAAGACGAGGTAGAAGCTGACGTAGAGTTGGATGGTGCCGACGATGAGATCGAGATGTCTGCCGAAGAAGAGCTTGAAGAAGGTGTTTTCGGTGGGAAGGACAAAGGCCCGAGTGTCAACGATCCTGAGCGTATTGCTTATGAGAAGAGCCGCGGCCCCGCTACCGATGACGAGAAAAAGGCTAGCAGCCGACGACGACGACGACGCGCAAGCGATGTGGGCGGCGGCGGCGGCGGAATGAAGATCGGCGGTGTTACTGCCGAATCCCAGGAAGATCTCGTGGAGCAAATCACTAAGCGGGTTGCTGCGCGTATTCTGAAGAGCGCTCTTTCCAACAAATAAAAAATAACGCTTGACTTTCAAGCGCTCCTAACATATACTAAAGGCTGTGGGTAACCCCCACAGCCTTTTTAGTTGGGATTGAATATGTATGAAGTAACAATGCAAGAACTCAGTGTCTTTGTGGTGCTTGGCTTTTGCTCGGGCCTGTTTGCGAGTATTTTCGTGGCGAGACTCTTAGAAGTGGTGCACACCTGGAGGATTGTAGAAGAGACGGTTGGGTATCTCCTGTTGATGTGTGCCAAGATAGTAGAGGATGTAGCCTTCGTTCAAGAGGTTAAAAGAATTCACATGGAAAAGGCTGAGTTCACGCGGGAACAAATACAATCCTTTCAAGAGGTTGACGAAAGGACCTTGACAAACTGGAAGGACTCAGTTATACTATCTATAGTGAAGAGAGCACCTCCTCACTTTCGCTCGCTGCTTCCCTTTACTGACTGGAACGAAGCAATGCGACACATGAACGATCTTACTAAACGTGATTAAGCCCTATGGCAGAAAGAAATATAATGATTTATAATAACGAAAACGACCCTAAAAAGATAGACGAAGAACCCCCAACACCCGAACCCTTTGCCGACGAAGAAGGGGAGCCTTTAATTGGCCTTGTAGGAGACATCACTGAGGAGGCAACTCAACAGATTGCCCTCATGCTGCTTGCTCACAATGGGGGAAAGGTTCTTAATACCAACACCGAAGAAGAGAGACCGGAGGATATAGAATTTTTCATCTCCTCTGGAGGAGGGTCGGTTAGCGAGATGTTTACTATCTATGATCTCATGCAGCTCGTCCAGGGCCACCGCGATATTGCTACCTTTGGTTATGGAAAGATCGCCTCCGCCGCGGTGCCCCTGTTGGCATCGGGTACCCCCGGCAAACGCCATATGGCCAAACACGCCCGACTGATGCTTCATCACTGTTCGAGTAATGCCAGCGGGCCTGTCCCCTCTGTACGCACTAACTTTAATGAACTGAAGAAAGTCGAAGACATGATGGTGGAAGTCCTGGCACAACACTCCAAGCTTTCCGCAGGCGAGATTTTTAATATTCTTTCTCGTAACACTGATGAATATTTTTCAGCGGAGGAAGCATTAGAAATGGGTCTTGTTGATAAAATCATCTAATTAGTATTGGACCCGAGAGGATTACACATGGATATTGATACAATGGTGGAGAGCCACTTTAAAAAGAACCGAGACGTTTTTGGATTTGAGAGCATCGCCCAACTCATTGAAGAGGTGATGGATTCGATGGATGCGGCTGGCATACCGCTGG